CGTCTTTGTACGATGTAGCAACCTCGTCTGCTGTCAACGGCTTGTAACCACGAGCTTGCTGTGCTTCCGCAGTCGATTGCGTTTCCATAGCTTGACCAAACAAGGATTGACCAATCTTGTTTAGGTTGTCTACATACGCTGGCTGTGCTTGCAAGTAATTTCTAAGTGCATTGAAGTTAGTCAAATTAGACTTCTTCATGTTAGCTATTTCACCAGCAGAAGGATCGCGGCCTAAGTAATACTTAAAGTTTTCCACTAAGTCATCAGTAGAGAACTCTGTCTTACCAGCAACGTCCGGCAACTTCATGATCTGACCGGCAAGTGCAGCATCTGATGTTTTCATGCCCAAATACTTGTCCAGTTCCTCTGGAGTTGGGCGACGTCCTGCCACATCTTGGAACAGATTGTTAACATCTGACTCATCCATAATACGAATAGCACCATCGTATCCAGGGGCTTTGGTGTACTTATTGAATGTTGCTTTCTCTTGATACGGTACAAGATTACCGCTTGAGTCTTTCATGTACTTAGGCGTGTAGATACCAGACTGTGACGATGTTCCAGCCGCGCCTGATTTGTACTCAGACTCAAGTTTATCTATTTCTCTTTGTATATCGCCTACATTGCCGCCAGAAAGTTGGTTTATATTCCCCATATCCTTTCTAAGCTGATCAATCCTAGCTTGGTTTGGATTGGTGCTAGGCCGAGCAGCCGTAGACTGAGCGCGCAAGGAAGATATACCAGTAGCTTGACGCTTAGTTTGTTCTTCATATTTTGCCTGCTCATCTTTTACTGCATTCTGGTATTCATTAAACTTACTCATACCAGTTTCATAATCTTGATTGGCTTTATCTACCAATTGCTGATTAGTAGACTTTACCTTTTCAAACTGAGCTTCTTTGTCTTGGCGCTGCTTTGCAAACGCAGCCGCAGCTTTAGCATCAGCCTGCTCTTTAGTAGCTTTGGCAATTTGTGAATCAACATCTTTATTAAATGCGTTTACTTCATTCTTAAAGTTGTTAAAGTCATTGGTAAAGTTTTTGATATCGCTACCAACGTCACTTAAAGCACTAGCCTTATCTTTGTTGATATTGGCTAGCTCGCCGCTACGTTCTTTCTGATAGTTAGCTAAATCTTTTTGTGCGTTGGATCTTTCGGTCTTGTTTTTAATTTTAGATATGCTTGCTTGACGGTTCTTTATTTCAGCAGCAGTCTCAGCATTAAAGTCTTTGAGCTTGCCTGCGTATTCATTGTTTATTTCTTTTGTACGGTTAGCTTGCTCTGCTTTCATGCGAGCAAGATCAGATTTGTAAGACTTCTCACGTTCAGCAAGTTCTTTAGCTTTGTTTTGCTTGTCTGCCTGACGCTCTTTAATCTGATTTGCTCTGTCGTTGTATGTGCCCATCTGGTCATCATACGAACCGTATTTCTGCAAACCAGCAATTTCACTTTCCAACTTCTTGGTATCTGCTAACTTAGGCGTAGCTTTCTTAGGAGCAGTTACTGGTTTTAACTTAGATATAAACGCACCGCCTGATTTAAAGTGCAGAGCTGCTAGACCACCGCCCGCAAGCTTTTGCTCACCGGTGTACGGGTCTAAGTTTTGATAATTATCTGGCTGAAATACATTCTGAGATATAGGATTGTTCTTAGGTACAGCGTATCCGTAAGGCTTGAGGTTAGCCATAGGGTAATTAGTATTACCACCCACAGAATTTTCTTGCGACATGCGCTCTACAGGCTGACCTACAGAACCACCGTCTGCATAAAATGAATACAAGCGTTCGCTGCTCTTACCGTACATTGGGCCTGCGCTGTACTGTCCTGTAGAAGGACGGTAGTTAGGATTAAATTCTTGGGTCGGCGCTTCACGCGGTGGGCCTTTAGGATCTTCACGCGATAACGAAAGCGCAGATAGACCAGACATCATCAATGGGTTTTTATACTTAGCAAAAAACTCTTTCCTAGCATCATCACCTTCTTGACCTTGCTTGGTAAGTAAGTCCATGCCTTTACTTGGCAAATCTTTTATTTTGTCTAATACGGATGGAGCTGGCGCTTGAGCCATAGACATATTTGGAGCATTAGGCGTAGAGACAAGAGGTTGTTGTGCAACCTGTGTTGCTTGCGGTAATGCTGGATTTGTAGCTCCATACATAGCGCCAACATTTGTACCCGCAATTCCAGGAATAGCTCCCGCTGGATTAAACGCACCTGCTGCTGCCTGTCCAGCATTAACACCATTTGCTAGTATGCCGTTATATACATTAGGAGCTGCGCTTGCAGCAGGCGCACCCATCTGGGCTAATCCTGGAGCCACTGATTGCGCTCCACTAGCTAACGATGCACCAGCAGCTTCAGCACCACCCATCAATCCAGCACCTAGACCTGCGCCACCATAAGCACCCAAGCCCATCATCAAGCCTTTGCTAAGGCTGCCTGTGGCTACAGTTCCTGCACCGCCCACCATCAATGCCGCCATAGGAGCGCCTACACCTGTTGCCGCTAGTGCAGCACCAGCTACCATAGGAAGAATGCTCGACAGGAATCCTGCCTCTGGTAATCCAGTCTCAGGATTGATAGTCAACGAACCACCATGCGCCATGGCTAATGATTGCAGTCCATGCACCTCACCTGGTGTCATGTGAACGAGCATCTTGTCATCGCCGCGACCGGCGGTTTGAAGATGGTTAGCTAGGGTATGCAGGCTCATAACGCACCTTTAGAAAATTTTGTCAATAGTATCATGTGGGTAACGCTGAAACAAAGGTTAGCGTAGTCACCACTGATTGAGTAGATGGCTTAGTTGGGCTGCCAGACGCAGCATAAAAAGGTATGGTTACAGTATTTTGTGTGGCTGACCAATGAATAGATACATTATCCCTAGCATTCATACTTAAAAAGTAGTTCCAACCTTTAATGTCATGGGATGGGTCGCCAGGGTTTTTCCTAGCTACTAAACCAACTACACCAGTAGAACCAGGAATAGCAACACCGTTTTGCTTTAACCAAATGTATACATCTTCCGGTTGATTCGCAGAATTTTGTAGCTGCGCACTAAATTGCAAGTTGTATATCCCAGCATACTCAACAGTAATGTTTGACGAATTCAACGTGACGTTGCTAGAAAAATCCGTCGTGTTCATTGTCATCAATGTTGCTGTATTTGCAGTTGTTGTTTGCGTAAGGTTGCTAGAAAATGCCCCATAAGGAACCCGCAAGTTAGCTGTAGTAACAGTAGTGTTTGAGCTTAACTGACCTATCAAGTTATCTATCTGTGAGAAGTACAGACGTAAGACGTTATTAAGCTGATCCTGATATTGGCGGTTGTAATCCACCGGCGCAATCGGCAACGCAGGAGCTTTTGTCCTAGCAAGATCAAGAACCTCTGTAGTAACAATCTGAGTGGTCATCTACGTCCATCCGGCCTGATGTCAATACGTGGCGCACCTAATTGCCACTGACATCCCAACTGATCTGAGCTGACCCTAAACGCCATCTGTCTCCCGCGCAGGCGCGTGTACACAATCTGCGTAAACTCCTGCACGTTGTAGTTCTTCACCGTGTTATATGACTGGGCAGACGCAACTGTCGGAGTATCTGCTGTGCCATAAGGAGCGCCAGGATTCTGACGAGGGCGAACAGTAAATGTCACCTGCGGTTTATCTGGAGACGATGTAGTAGACCCGTCAAACGTAATATCAGGGATCATCCTCCAAACAAATCCAAAGTTGTGACCGTCGCCAATATCAAAGTCAGATGACTGGATAAATGAAGTGATAGGTAATATTGTGCCGTTAACCTCTACGTTATTAGTACCGCTCTCGTGGTACACAATTGTCTGGCTGTATGTTGCGCCCATAGGATACTCACGCAGCGGGCTATCATTCCATGCAGTTCTACCTAGATTGCCGTAGTACCAGACCTGATCCAGATAGTTGTATATGACATAGCGGTCGATGACTTGTGAATTAGCCGAGCAGTAATACCACCAGATTTCACTGAAACCTTCGTTCGTGCCAGCAAAAAACTGATAGCTCTGCTGCAAATTGATATCGCCGTAGACATATTGTCGAAGTGAACATGGAAGAGTTTCCACTCGACCGGTGTACACGTAGAACTTATCCACACCCATCCAGTAGGTCAGGTTATTGGCTGAAGCTACTGCGTTCGGGCCGACAATAGAAATATTGTCAGACAGGATGTTAAATCCCCAAACATACGGTGGGCCAAGATACTGCATAGAAAACAGCGCAGCATCTGTGAATACCAAGATTTCCTGACGAGTCTGTTGGGCGGTAACAATAGTAGATCCGCTAGACAATCTATAACTACCAGCCTGATTGGTAATAGCTGGAGTCCATGTTTGGTAATCTTCCTGTGCAGACCAGCGAATTAACAGCGGGTCTTGAATGGTTTGACCGTAATCATTAACGCCAAACGTAAGTACAAACCGTGAAGCGTCTGACACCATCACAAAGTTACAAACAGAAGGACAATTATTATCTGTTTGATATACACCAGAGCTAGACGGTGAAAGTAATTTTGCTCTGTCAGCAAACTGCAAACTACCAGATGAACTGTAATCTGGTATCCAAAGATACAGCGCGCCGCCGCGAGGATTAATAATCAGGTACTCACCGTAGTTGGTCTCTGACCATATACGTGGTTGCTGTGCGATACCATACGCAGAAGACTGACCCCAGCCTGTAAAAGTAGCGGCGTTGTACACAGCCGTATTTGCAGGGAATGCTGTAGCGATAGTCCCACTAGCACCACGAGTTGCGCCGGTAAATGAAACGGCAGTATTACCCGTGTAAGTAGTTATCTCGCTAGTACCAAGCATCAAAGTGCCGGTAGCATTAGCAAACCCAGTAGTGGATGTGACAGAGATTGTCGTATTACTGGTACTAAGTGGCAGACTTAATTTAGTCTGAGCTGTACCGTAGACAAAACCGCCCCACAGACCTGCGCCCCAACCAGTTAAGTAACCGAACGTAGCCAAGCCGACGTTGATTTGATATGCAGCAGTTACTGTTCCGCCGCCAGTAGAAGATGCGTTTGCCGTAGTGGCAGCAGTAATTTGATACGAGTTAGTATCAACATTAAACATCACGTATTGATTGTTGAGATCTAAGCCTGCTACCGTAGAACCACCACTAAATGTAACGTAGTCACCGTTAATGCCGCCGTGACCAACATCAGTAACAGTTACTACGGCAGAACCACTTATGGTTGTAAATGGATTGGTTAGTACCGCTGTCTCGCGGATAGGCGTGATGTCATTGTAAACACCGCCGCTCTCAACATAATATTTGACGTTTGTGCCTACGCCCAGCAGGTTGTAACCGCGCAGGGTTACCCAGTTCCACAAAGAACGAGCTACACCAAGATATGTATTACTGGAGATAGGAGTCCATCCGCCAATCTTTTGTGGATAGCCCGAACGAAACCTAATCTTATCGCACTCAAACCAACCGCCTTCGTTAGCAAGCGTGGTTCCTTCCCTATTCAAACCTGGTCTCAGTTGTAATTTTTGGAGAGGCACGTTATACTCCTATGAAGGAGGTTACTATGAAATCGTATGTATACATTTGGTTCAAACCTGACTGGTCTCCATTTTATGTGGGTATTGGCAAGACGCGAAACCGCTGGAATCCGCTATATGCCAAGGCCAAAGACAGAAACGAAGCTTGTCTCCAAGTTATCGCAAAGTATGGTGCTGAAAACATAAAAGTACAACGCATGTTCTTTGACATTTGGGAAGATGCTTGTGCTACTGAACGTTCGCTCATAGCCTGTTTTGGAAGGCTAGACCAAGGCGGTGTCCTTAGAAACTTTACTGACGGCGGAGAAGGTAATGTTAATCCACCTGTTGCTGAAAGAGAAGCTAAGCGTTTACGTCTATTGAATCCAAATAATCCAATTAGAAAACAACATTTAAATTTAAATTCAAAACCAGAAATCCACGCAAAACGTGTTGCATCTTTACGCTCACCAGAGGTGCAAAACAAAATATCCGCCGCCCTCAATGACCCAGACAAAAAAGCTGCCAGATTAGCCAAGCTGCGGGCAACCATAGCCTCGCCTGAATACCAAGCCAAGCTGGCCTTGCGCCGCAAACCAAAACCACCCAAACGGTCGCCGGAAGAACTTAAGAAATACCGCAGGAATCTACTGGCAGAGCGCAACAAGGATCCTGAATACACAGCCAAACGTGTGGCGGCACTGAAGCAAGCATCACAGGCAATCAGTGATGGCGTCAAACAATCCGCTGAAACACGCGCCGTAACCATGCAAACTCCAGAAGTTCAAGCCAAACTACGCAAACCAAAAACAGCAGAACAAAAACAAAAAATATCTGCCGCACTAAAAGCTAAGTGGGCCGAGCGCAAATCTAAGGTTTGATGTAATGGCATTTTTATCCACCCAAATACAAAGCGCGTTCATCACTGCGCCGATTAACCAGTCCTTTGAGTACCTTTCCGCCAGCTTTCGTATACTTCATAAACTCTTCGGCTGCACCCGCGTAATCTCCGCGATTGTGTTTTTGCCGTAAAGTGCTGCGCTGTAATGTACCCAGTCCTACATTAAAACTAAAACTGACCAAAGCGTCCATCCAGCCTTGCTTACCGCGAGCAGTAGGACAGTATTTAAGAACTCCATTCTCAAACCGCTCAAGATCTTTAGCAAGTATGGCATCAACTTCTTCCATCGTAAATCGTCTATTCCAACCTTCTGGACAAGGCAAACCTGCTCTTTCTTCAATCTTTAACTTCCCGTGGTTAGGATCAATCACATGACCCACGCCAATCGTCCACAATTTAGCCGGACATTGATATGGCTTTAATCGCACACCTTCATGATGAGCGATCATCTTTAGCGCCTTGGGGCTGATCATTTACCAAACGCCCTGCCGCCAAAATGAAACGTAATAATTGCTGCAAACAAAGCCTGAGTCTCGTCATCCCATAACTGGTCAGCTAACGCATTAAACTCTACGCCGCTACTTATTCCTTTGTATGCCAGCGTTGCATCTATAGCCACTAGCAAGAAGAAGAACCCATAAGTAATTACAGGACGCACACTAGCGCGTAAGTCTTTCATCCATGTAGATGTACCTTCACCTAATGCCGCATCATGCGCGTAGATTGCATTCATCTCTGCTTGTTGTGCGCCGATTAAAGATTGACGAGTGTCTGCTTCTGTCTGTGTCTTTATCTCATCTAGCTTGATAGCTTCTATCTGCTGCTGTGCTGCATATCCTGCGGCTGCTAGTTGCAACTCACGTTCGGTCTGCATCTGAGCTAGTTTTAGCTCATGGCTTTTGTCTGATTTGTCTTGAAAGAAGTCGAGTAGTTTGGGTAAGCCGCCCATCAAAAACGATATAAATGTCGAAAGTAGTGTCAGCATTATTCCCCCTGCATTTCCATCATTATCTTTGCACGTAACTCACGCATTTTTCTTACTTCTTCCATCGCCTTAACTGTGGCGTTATTCATGTCCATATACATAATCCCCATAACCGGCAGAACAATAACTAGCACAATACACAAAACAAGGACGGTGACGAGTAAAGACCACGGTATGTTTGGCTCGTCCTTATCAGTATCATCACCCATAGGAACCACAATATTATGAACACGACCGCGAGAATTGATGTCATCTGTTCCGCGATTTTTCTTTTTATACTTGCCCGTCGCCATTGAGCCACCTGTTGCTTGTGTAGTTCTTGGCGCTGTATTTCAGCACGTTCCGCCTTCACCCTATCGCGCATTACTTCAAACTCTGACCATATCGCACCAAGTTCCTTTGGCGCTTGGTACACCATCATTTCGCGCAACTCAGTTTCCAATCGAATCATTTCTTTTACTGCCATAACCCTGTTAAACGCTTCTTGATTTACAGACAGCTCAGGGTCACGAGCTTTCTTTGCCTTTAACTCTTCTTCATGTACATGCGTTTCTAACTGCTCATGCGCTTTAAAGAAATGACCAAAGTGTCCGCTTATATCAGCGACAACATCCTTGGCCTGTCCATACGCATCTACTAGCTCCATCCCCTGCGCTTTGTACTCTTGGTACATCTCACAACCTTTGCGTATTGCAGCGGCTGCGGTCTTTGCTGCGGCTAGGAGGGTAAGCGGATCCACGATGTAGTAGCTTCATCCCATGAATACATATTGTTATCTGATGGAAAAGGGACTGGCGGTTGCCAGACAACATTGGAATCTAATGTCCAACTTGGGTGTGGTTGTGGTGGAACAAAAGCATCAATATCTGCGCGATATGTATAACCTATGCCAGCATAGTTTCCACGATAAGGAGTTCCACCATTGCTGTGAACATTGCCTGTAGTGTTATAACTAGTGCGCTTGCATACTTGACCTCGAAAGTCACCATACCATTGTTCCCAATCAACGCCATCTTCGTTTTCGTCTTTACCTACAATGACTTCAGTAACAATATTGTTTTCATCAAGAAATGCGTAGTGAGCCATCATTCTTCCCCTAAATGCAATCCGGTAAGACTTTCATCCGAACCAATGTAGCCTTTTAAAAACGTATTAAACGCTATGCTAATACGTGTATTGTCATCTTCTTTCGTCTGTACCATGTGAGTCAGATGCGATGGAAATAGAATCAAGTCCCCTGCACCTACCTCAAACCACCACGATTCGCTGTTATAAGGATTGTACTCAGCAGCAGGTACTTTAATGCGCTCATACCCATCCTTATAAAAATAAATCTTATCGAATTCTCTATTAGCCTGTGGATAAAACACACCAGATACGACGCTATTAGGATGAGCGTGTTTATGATGATGTTGTCCTTTTTCTGTGTAATTAGCCCAACTTTGCGTTAAATATAAACTCACATCAAACTTAGGAGCATGAATAGCTTTGAAGTATTCCATCATCGAATCTTCAATAAACTCACGCAGCTCAGTTAATTCCTTGCTCTTTAGAATCTTGCGATCATTGCTAGTCGTATTACCTTCGTTAGCATGACACTCCTGATTTTTAATAAACTCTAATTCAGTCTTAGTTAAATCACGACCAAACTTAAAAAACGCTACCGGAGTAGGAAAAAGATTATTTACGACCATGAAACATTACCTGTTCCAGCAGTAAATGTAGCCACTGTATTTCCACCAGAGGGTGCTGTTGTATAAGTTAAACCTCCTCCCGGATTACTAATCGTATAAGTATTTGGATATTTAATAACGCAAACGCCGGAACCCCCCGCGCCCCCGCTGCCGCCGCCGCCGCCAGCATTCCCGCCTCCGCCGCCTCCAGTATTTACCGTACCCGCCGCACCGGGTGCGTTACTGGCGCCGCCACCGGCACCGCCGCCGCTGCTCGCCGTGCCACCGGTAGCGTTATATGAACCGCCGCCTCCGCCGCCTGAATAAGCTATTGAGTTAATATTAGCGGTTGTACCTGAGCCGCCATTACCTCCAAGTGCAGAAGAGCTGTAATTTGGATAAATTGTGCTTCCTTGAGAACCTGAAGAACCCGCGCCGCCGCCGCCTCCACCACCGCCATTTGTTCCGTCAGCACCATTATTTCCTTGAGGAGCGGTTCCGCTTCCTGCTGTAAAAGCCGGAGCAGAAGAACCAGATAATGTTCCTTCCCCGCCGCCACCCGACCCACCGTTGCTACCAATCGAGCCACCCGCACCGCCGCCGCCGCCGAGAGAAGTAATAGTAGAAAATACTGAATTACTGCCATTTCCGCCATTCCCCCCACCGCCAGCACCACCCCCTCCAACAGTAACAACGTAATTAGTTAAAGTATTTACCGAAAATCCTGTAGCTTGTTTAAAGCCGCCGCCGCCGCCCCCGCCGCCACAATTTGAGCCGCCGCCGCCTCCGCCAGCTACAGTTAAGTAGTCAACATTAAATAGCACACCAGCAGGCCCACTACTCATTGCTTGCATTAATTTTGTATAACCAAACATATATCAACCCCTATTAAGGTACATATCCTTGAGCATAGTTACCGTACCAATTTGCACCGTCAGCTATAAACGTCAAAATATCCAAGCGATTTGCAGTAACCGTAATAGTAGGCGCAGTATTACCAACCCACTTTACCCCAGTCCAAGTCGATGTATAGCTTCCAGATCCTGTTTTAAGAAGCAAAATAAATGATTTGCCTGCGGTAGTTGCAGGCATTGTCCACGTACAGCTTGCAGTTAAATTGGCTGTAATTACTGTTGCGTTAGCAATGTTTAAAGTTTGCGTTGATCCAGTATCACCAATTACTAATACGTTTTCAGTATAAGCATTGATTGTTGTGTTACCTACCGTGCCACCAATAATAGTTACATTGCTAGACGTTACACCGTTAGATGTGCCGCCGTTAATAGTTGAATTACTAAATGAAACAGCGTTTGATGTACCACCGTTGATGGTTACATTACTAAACGTAGAAGCATTTGATGTAACACTGTTTATGTTTCCGCTAACAATTGATACGTTGCTAAACGTGGATGCGTTGGAAGTAACGCTGTTTATGTTGCCGTTAGTAATACTTACGTTTGTAAACGTAGAAGCATTAGAAGTAACACTGTTTATATTTCCACTAGTAATTGTTACATTTGTTAAAGTTAGTGCGTTTGCTGTACCGCCAGTAATAGTTACATTACCTAATGATGAAACATACGTTATTACATCATTGATGTTTATACCGTCATTAAAAACAATCGTACTTCTACCAGCAGGCAAAGTAAATGACGTTCCTGTCGGAGAAGCGTTAGTACCGTTGGAAATAATGACAGAATTAGATAAACCATTTGTCACTAAATATTGCTTCTCAATCGCTGGTACAAACAATGTCTGCACACTGGAAATTGTTCCAACTAAATTAAGCCGTAGATTACGCGCAGTTTGAGCCGCATTCGTATCTGTCAGTGCTATAGCCGCATTCGAGCTAGCAAAGGTGACATTAGAAGAACCAGTGATAGCTTCTTCAATGGCTGTACCAAGGTTAGTATTTGTCGTGTTACCCCACGTACCGGCCTGATCGCCCGTGCCGATAAGTTCAATCTTTAGGCTGCTATATGTGCTTGCCATGATTCGTCCTTACTAATAAGTGTTTATGAGAACCCAATCTTCTGTAATGCCAGTATCAATTGGCTCCCACAGTGACCTTCTGT